CAAACATCCAACACTCCCTAACACAGGCTATGGAAAAAGCAGAAAAATATCTTAAAAAGCACAAGAAGATTTCACATGATCTTCCTGTGAACATAATTATTGTTTGTGATGGCCAAGATACTTTTTATACTACAAAAGCTATAGAAACTCATAAAAAAGTCTGTAAAGAGACTAATATGAAATTTATAGTTAATGGTGTAATTATTGGCACTAAACATGATCAATTGAAAAAATTTTGCGAATATACTAAAGGAAAATTTATTTATAGATGAAAGAAATTAGCGAAAGAAATTTACATAGTTTAAGTAATACTATATTAGAAATTATAAATAATAAAGATGTTAATAATTCATCTGAATTTTTTAACCAATTAGTTGAAAAAATAGTTATGGAAGGTTCTGTTAAAGAAGCTTTACAAATTCTTGAGGACGAAACTATTCAAAATAAAAGGCTTAATAAAACTTTACTAAATATTGTTTTTTCGGATGTAGAATCTTTAGATGCTGCTCCGAAAGCACGGATAAGTAAAGAAATAGCAAAGTATAACAATAGCCAAGAAGTGATAGATATACTTTTAAGATTTTATGCTAATTACAAAGAGAAGAAAACTTCTTCAGTAATTCAGGAAATTAAAAGTGTATATACTCCTTCTATTGATTATCACCCTCATATTATACAAAAGTTAAAATCCAAAAATATTTTAGAAAATAATTTGGTAAATCCAAATATTTTAGATACCTTTGAGATTGGAGCTGTTGTATCTGCTTTAGGGAAAAAAAGAAATGATGGTCAAATAGGAGCTATAGAACTTATTATGGCAAGAGCATTAAATAAAATATTTAAAGATGCTATAAAACCAAAACTATTTGGACATTTTATGTATGATATACAAACCCAATTATATAGCTTAAATTTCAAAGTAAACGTTTTAGACGATTTTAAGCATACAAAACCTTATATTAGGTCAGAAGTAGGTACATTATACGGAGCAATAGGTATGGCTTTTCCGGCGGAAGATCCAGAAAAAGAAATAAGTAAAGATTTCTTATCGTTACATAAAATTATAAAAGATTATGTATGTTCTTAGAGACAAAAAAACAAATAAGCCACTATATTTATCCCATACCCAGGAGGGTTTAAAGTGGGCTACAGATAGCAGAGGTAAATTAATTTACTTTAACAAAGCTAAAATTTCAAAAGAGAAAGAAAAAATATCTTTTTCTGGGGATTTATCTATTAATCCTAACGTTTATATAAGTAAATATAAAAAACTTTCTCATAGAAAGGAATATCTTAATAGTATAGAAGATAAATTTTACAACATTGCCCAGAAACATTATGTCTAAAGGCCAAATAGTTGATTTATATATAGATCAAGAAAATGTAAAATGTGTAGGGAAGGGCCGTTTACTTGAATGTAAAGGCTCTAACCTGCCTTTTATACTAAAAGAGCCTATTATATATAACACAGAAAGTTGGTTAGTAGAAATAGTTGAAAGTGATGTTTATCCAAAAGGATTTAAAAAAATATTTAAAATAAGATATATACAATCATTAACTAAAGTTGCTAATGAAAATAAGAAAGAAGAAATATCAGAAATTGAAGATAATTTTAGTATAATGAAAATAGATACTTCTTTTTGGAATAAGAAAGTTGATGGTAGTGAACTATTAAATGACGCGTTTTGAGTAAAGAAGAGTTTTATTATGAAAGATATTTAGTTGAACAAGCGTATCTTACAAGCGAAAAAGATAATCAAGCAAGATTAGAATATTTAGAATTAAAAAAAATTGGTAAAAGTGGGGATATACGAGAAACCAAAATTAATATTCGCAAAAAATTGTCCACAAGTGGAATTTCAGACAAAATTCCTAACATTCCTAAACAGCTATGATATAACAATAGAAGAATATCTTTATTGTTACTATATATATCATAAATTACCTATAGGTGAATTGCCTGTAAGTGATATAGAAGTTGTTAGTAAAAAAGTAGAAGAAAGAGGACTAAGTAATTATTTAGATATTTTATTTAAAGATGAATTAGAGTGGGTAGAATTATGGCAAAAATTATGGCCAGAAGGTGTAAAACAAAATGGAGTGTATTTACGCTCTACTTTGCCAGCACTTAAAAAGAAATTTAAAAGTTTCTTAAAAAAGTATGATGTTTCAAAAGAAACAATAATACAAGCAACTAAATATTATTTAGAAGAGCAAAAAAAAGATGGATATAAATACACATCTTTAGCCCATAATTTTATAGAAAAAGACGGTATAAGTAATTTAGGTGCTTTATGTCAAAATCCAGAAATAGCAAATTATTCTAGTAACTGGGTAGATAGAGCATAATGTCAGATACTTTATATTCAAGGGTATTAAACCAAATAAAGGAAAATAAAGAAGCTAGGGATAGGGGTGAGATAGTAAATATACCATTACCTTTCCCTAGACTTTCTAAATATTTACCTGGTTTTCAAAAAGGAAGATACATAGGTGTAACTGCTAATCAAAAAGTAGGTAAAACTAAAATAACTGATTTTTTATTTTTATATAACACGTATAAGTTTTATTTAAAAAATAAAGATAAGATGTCTTTAAAAATATTTTATTTTTGTTTAGAAGAATCTAAAGAAAAAAAGATGTATGAAGTAATGTCTTATACTTTATTTGAAAAATTTGGTTTAAAGGTTTCTCCAGATGAGTTAGATTCACAGTTTAACGATAGACCATCTTTAAGCCAAGATATTATTGAGAAATTAGAAAGTCTTGGATCTTATTTTTCTGAATTCCAGGAAGTAATAGAGTTTATAGATGATATACGTAATCCTTTTGGCATATATTCTAGAGTTAGAGCTTATGCAGATCAAAATGGAACATATACCTATAAAACTATAGAAAAGAAAGAAGGCAATACAGTTAAGAAAGAACAAATAGAAGATTATTACACTCCTAATCATCCTAATGAATATGTATTTATAATTACAGACCATATAAGTTTGTTAACACCAGAAAAAAGTCAAGGATATGAAGTTAGAAAAGCTATGGAAGTTTTTTCTAGGAAATATTGTATGAAAATGAGGGATAGATGGAAGTATATTGTAGTTAATGTTCACCAACAAGCACAAGCAACTGAAGGTGTACAAAATAAAAAAGCTAACAAATTACAACCATCTGTAGATGGCTTAGGTGAAAATAAGACTTTAGGTAGGGATTATGATCTTTTATTAGGCCTATTTTCTCCCCATAGACACGAGATAACTACTTACGAGGGTTATCCTATCAATGAAGGGGGAAGAGGCTTTAGAGACAAATACAGGGAATTTTCAGTAATAGCTAATAGAAGGGGTCCGGCTATAAGCACAGACTTACTAATGTTAGCAGAAGTTAATGCTTTTAAGGAATTACCAGCAATAGGTACAAAAGAATTAACGAATTTATTACTTAAATATGGGGTATAACCTACTGATTTTAGGGCAACCAGGTAGAGGTAAAACTACTTCTATCAGAACTCTTCCGCCCGAAGAGACTTTTATTATTAATGTTGAAGGTAAACACCTTACTTGGCCAAAATGGAAGCAACAGTATACTAAACTTACTGCTGAAGGCGGTAATTTAGCTACTATACACAAGGCTTCAGATATTTTAAAAACTATAAAGCACATAAGCGATAATAGGCCAGAAATTAAAACTATTGTTATTGATGATTTTACATATGTCTTTGTAGAGCAATTTATGCTAAAGGCTTTAGAAAAAGGTTATGATAAATATAACGAAATTGGAAAAGATGCTTGGGAATTATTAAAAGTATACAAGCATGTTAGGGAAGATTTATGTATCGTTTACACTATGCATATAGAAGAATCTAATGATGTAGAAGGTGCTAAGACACTGAAAGCTAAAACACTGGGAAAGATGATTGATAATTATATTACAGTTGAAGGCTTATTTAGTGTAGTACTATATGCTGATATAGAAAAAGTAAAAAAAGATAATAAGATCAGCAATAATTATATATTTATGACTCAAAGTAATGGGTTAACTACTGCCAAATCACCTATGGGTATGTTTGAAAGTGATGTTATACCCAATGATTTAAATGAAGTCATTAAAGTAATGAAGGAATACAATGTTTAAAAAAAATAAATTTATTTAATTACATGTTTGGAACTAAAGATGTTGAAGAAAGTGCGTTTACTCCTAAATGGATTACGCCAGGTGTACATGAAGTGGTTATTGATTCTATCCAAGGTATAGAAGCTGATAAAGCTTATATTGAATTTAAGTTTAGACTTCCAGAAGGGGATAATAAGGATACAAGTTCTCAAAGACTATATATCCACACTCCTAAGTCGTTTAGACTTAATATGAGTAGAATTAAATATATCGCTAAGCATGTTGTAAAAGAGGTAGAAATTGATAGTTGTGAAAGTTCTTCTGTAATGGAGTATGGTGAGCAATTAGATTCATTAATGGGGGGTAAAACTCTTCGTATGAAATTTAATGGTGAGCAGTACGTAAAAGACGGAGAAGTCAAAACTAGAGCAGTTCTTCCATTAAATAACTTTTGTGAAGCTTTAGAAGCTACAGCAGAATATGCCGTAGTACCTAAAGAAGCTTCTACATTAGTTTATGATGTGAACAAAGACTTGAAAAAAGTTGCTGTTCCTGAAGGAATGCCTGTATCTCAAGAAAAGAGTGATGATTTGCCTTTTTAGTAATAAGTAGTTTATGTATTAAGAGAGGGGGGTATCCCCCTCTTATTTTAACAAAAAAAATAAAACTAATGAGGACATTAAAATTTAACGTTAATTACACTGAAAAAATAAGTATAAGTAGTTCAGGTATAAACTATTACATAAGTAAACCAATACCTTTCCCACTTTACGATTTAATTAAAAATAATTTTAAAGAAGTAATAGATTATTTAGGTTTAGAAGAATTTAGTGATTATCTTATAGAAATTAAAGATTATGATACTTCTAGAGAAATAGTAAAAGGAAAAGGAAGCCCAGAAGAAAGAGGAGAAATTGCTAACGCTAGTTATGTACCGCGTTATAAACGAAAATTATATATTCAAGTGAGTCATAAAGATTTAAGTAAATATGACGATATACAATTTATAGTTGAAAAAATAAAATATTTAAATCTAAGCCTACAAAAAATATTTTTAGAACAAAAATTGAACATATTAAAAAAACGAGCATGTGCTAAAAATATGAGTACACTAGGAATTTCAGAATATTCTAATGTTAGTGTATCCTATGGAGGGGGTGCTATACCTAAACTTACTGTAATAGAACCAAAACCTATATCTATGAAAAAAATAGAAAAACTTTCAATATGAGCAGATTACAAAAAAACAAAATAAAATTATTCTGTCAAAACTATCAAGAATATAAAAAACTAAAAAAAGATGATGATAAAGAAATACTTTTTAGGTTAAATATTGAAACAGGTTATTCTGATGTATGCATAGGTTTTGCTCAAATGGGTGAAAATTTAATTAATCTAGATGATGAGGACTTGGAATATTTATATAACAAATACTCTAAACAACTTGAAAAAGAAATGAAAGATGAAATTACCCGTATCAAAGAAGAGTATGGTAGAGTGCAAAAAAAACAATAACATGAAAGAATACAGATTAATCCAAAAATATCCTTCTCTTCCTAAAGATTGGGAAGAAGGTATGATAGTTGGGGTTGGTGATTCAACTAACAGTTACTCCCCTTGCCATTCAAAATACTCTGATTATTATGTCCCTGAAAAGGAAATAAAGGATACTAAATATTGGGAACAAGCTATTGAAGATGATTATGAGATATTATCTATTTTAGGTGGAGTTACCCAATCTTTTTATATTTTAGATAAAGAAACAGGATTATATGTGAATAAAGCAGAATATGCAAAATTCACTATTAGTGAACTATTAAGACAAGATTGTACAATACATTCAGTCAAAAGATTATCTGACAGTGAAATATTTACTGTTGGAGATAAAGTCCAACTAATACCTGGAGATTGGAAAGACCAAAATACAATTTTATCCAAAATAGAGATAAAAGATAATGTAGTAGTATTCGAAATTACTCAAGAAAAATATAAAAGTAAATATTCTCAAGGAATTCAAGATTGGAGAAAAACTAAAAAATCATTATTCACAACTGAAGACGGTGTAAACATATTTGAAGATGATAAATGTTGGGTAGTTAGTAAAAATAATTATATATTAGTTGAGTATAGAATAAACAATCTTGACATTTTTTATAGGCCTAGAGACAATTGGTATTTTTCAACCAAAGAAGCTGCTGAGAAATATATAAGAAAAAATAAACCCCTATTCAGAACAGAAGATAGTGTTGATATTTATGAAGGCGATAGTTTTTATTTTGTAACCAAATCTTTTCTTATAGAAAGAATTACAGCGACTAAACTTAAACAATCAGATAAAACTTTCTCAACTAGAGAAGCTGCTGAAGAATATATTTTAGAGAATAAACCTTGTTTAAGTATTAATGATGTGATGAGTGTAGATTATAACCCAGTAGAAACTTTAACTTCTAGTAGTGAAAAATTAAAAAAAATTGTAAGATCAAGATTATAGTAAAATATATATAGGGGAGAAATCCCCTATTTTATAACATAAGTAATAGAAGTAATATAATAATAATAAATCAAAATTAGGAGAATGTAAATTGATAACTACTAAGATATTAAATAATGTAAATGATTTAGATATTTTTGCATATTATTTAGGTTATATACCGGAATTACAAAAAATGTATCCATCACCCTTTAGGGTAGAAAAAAATCCATCTTTTAATATCTATATTAATCCGCAAGGACACTTAAGATATAAAGATTTTGGGCATAGCCAAGGAAGTGCTGTGGATTTTGTAATGTTAATGCTTGGTTTAAATTATGCAGAAGCTAGTAATAAAATTTATTATGATGTAGGACATAAAGAAAGTTTAAAAACAAAATTAAAGAAAAAACAGAAGTCCGTCTTTAAGATTATTAAAAGACCTTTTAATGAGCATGATAAAGAGTATTGGAGTTCTCAAGGTATAGAACTAGAGACATTAGTTAAATATAATGTAGTTGCTTGTAGTTTAGTTTACGTTAATGGTGATTTGTGGTTTGTACATGATAATAATCACCCAACCTATGCTTATCAATTTAATGATAAGGTTAAAATATATAGGCCTTTCGCTAAGAAAAAAGGCATTAAATTTATAGGTAATGTACCTAATCAAGTACCTCAAGGATTTGATCAGTTACCAAAAAGTAATAGTTATTTAATTATTACTAAATCCTTAAAGGATGTTATGTTCTTTTATGAAGCTGGAATGCCAGCAATAGCGCCTCATGGTGAAGATATGCCTATTAATGAAGAATATTTAGAAGAAATAAAACTTCGATTTCCTAAACTAATAGTTATATATGATAATGATGCTCCAGGAGTTAAGGGTAGTATTAAACTAACTCAAAATATAGGGGCTGAATATTGGAACATTCCTAGAAGTTATGACGTTAAAGATATTACAGATTTCTATAAAAAATATGGTAAAGAAAAAACAATAGAACTATTAGAGTCTGTAAAGGAAAAAATAGCAAAAATTAGTTAGAATAAGTAAAATTATTTAATTTGGCAAGAAAAAAAGCCGTTAGTAAAAAAACTAAAAGAATAACAAAGAAGCCCAAAACTATAGTACAACTAAAAAAAATTTTAGATGCTGTATTTAGTGAATATATTAGGCTTAGAGCTGCTAAAGTAGGAGGAGATGTTACATGTTTTACGTGTGGAGATACTGAGTACTTTAGAAAAATGCAATGTGGACACTTTCAATCTAGAAGATATTTAAAAACTAGATGGGATGAACAAAATTGTCAAGTTCAATGTCCTAAATGTAATATTTTTAATCAAGGAGAACAATATATATTTGGTACTTCTTTAGATTTATTATACGGCAAAGGTACAGCTATTGGGTTATATACAAAAAGTAGAGAATTAAAAAGATTTTCAAGAGATGAATTAGAAAAGTTAATAGAGCACTACGATAAAATAGTAGAAAAACTAAAAAAGGATTTAAATGTACTATGATAAAAATTTTAAATGTCAACATTTGAAGATTATATAAAACATCCTGGATTAAGCAGGAGCTATCTAGTTTCTATAGGGTTTAGTCCAATACCAGAAGAAAGACAAGGTTCTATCTATTTTGATAGAGGATCTGCATTAGATTTATTAGTAGCTGGGGGCTCTTTAGCCTTTAATGCTCAATATGATATAGAGCCAAAAGCACCTAGTATGGGCTCTGTTTATGAAGTAGCTAAAGCATACGCTAAAGGCGAAGACTATGCTAATGTTTACAATAAATCAACACTAAAGACACCTTTAGAGGAGTTAGAGAATAGTTTTAAAATACATGTTGATTGGTCAAAATTTATTAAAGCATATAAAGAAGCTTTAGAAGAAGGTAAGATTTTAATAACTTCTGAAGATAGAAGTATTGTATTTAAAGCATATACTGCTTTGTTAAAAGATAAAAAAACAGGTAAATTAATACATAATCCACTTTTAAATTATCAAGTACCTGTATATGGTATAATAGATGATGCAGAATGTAAGGGTTTAATTGACATCTTAGATATAGATAAAGAAAATAAAGAAATAACAATATATGATTTAAAAACAATGTCAGAACATGCGTTAGATTTTCCTAGAAGTTATTATAAATATAGATACGATATACAGGGTTCATTTTACCAAGAATTAGTAAGACAAAACTATCCAGATTATAAAATAAATAATTTTAAATTTGTTGTAGTTAGTTTAACTAAAAATGGGCCACCTTATATATATGAAATGTCTGAAGAAGAAGTACATGGTGCTAGAAATGGCCGTATGAAATTCGATAGATATTTTAAAGGTTATAGAGAATTAATAAAGGATTATAAATATCATGAGAATTCTAATGATTGGACACATATAGCTGATTATTTACGTGACGGTAAATTAATTATTTAATGGTATTATCTAATAAAGAATCTGTTATTTGGTCATATGATAAGCATACAAAAACAACTGGTTTACTTATGCATTATTTAGGTATAAGTATTCGAGATGTAAAAAGGACAAATTATAAGTTTGTTGATGCATATTTAGGTGATATGAATAATCCAAGAGAAGGTAATAATTTGCTTCTTAGATTTACACCAAATAAAGAATTAATAGTTAAATTCGATTTACTATTAAAACTATATAGTGGAAAAGAACACTATATGATAGATGATGATGTTGTAGTTATATTTCCAATAGGTAATAAATATGATAAAGATGTTGAAAGATTCAAAAATGGAGAATATTCTAAACTGAATAAACACAGGATAGAGTATCTTTTTGGTGATGATGATATTAGATATCATATTTGCGTTAAATCAGAAGAACTAAAAGAAAGACTTGAAGATGAATTAGGAATTATAGTGACAGATGATATGGAATTAGGACCCAAACCTAATCCAGAAAAAGAGATTTTAAACTATGCAGTTGGACGAATACCAAAAGGCAGCTGGCCAGACAGCAATATATCCTGACAGGGGAAATAATATAGTTTACCCTATATTAGGATTAGTAGGAGAAACAGGTGAAATCTGTGAAAAACTTAAAAAAGAAATTAGAGATCAAGGAAATACCAAATTAATTCTTACACAAAGTAAAAGACAAGAAATTGTCAAAGAAATGGGAGATGTTTTATGGTATTTAAGTGAATTAGCGGCTAACTTTGGAGTAACTCTAGAAGAAGTAGGTGCAATGAATATTAAGAAATTAAAAGAAAGAAAAGAAAAAGGCACCTTAAAAGGTAGTGGAGATGATAGATAGTTATTTTAAAGATGATGCTATAGCAGCTGCGGCTTTTCTATCTAAATATGCAGATAAAGGAGAAGAATCTCCTGACCAAATGCATATGAGAATGGCTAAAGAATTTGCTAGAATTAGATTTAAAAAAGACAATACAAAAAGCAAAAAGGAATGGGAAGATTATTTTTATAATCTTTTTATGTATTTTAAATATATAGTACCCCAAGGTAGCGTAATGGCTACTTTAGGGACTAAAAACATTAGTTCTTTATCAAATTGTTTCGTAGTAGGGCAACCTCACGATTCTTACTCTGGAATTATTCAGAAAGATGAAGAATTAGCTTCTTTAATGAAAAGAAGAGGCGGAGTAGGATTAGACCTCTCTACATTACGTCCAAGAGATACTATCGTAAATAACGCTGCGAGCTCTTCTACAGGAGCTGCAAGTTTTATGGATAGATACTCTAATACAACTAGAGAAGTTGCTCAGGAAGGTCGTAGAGGGGCTCTAATGCTTACTATGGATATTAGGCATCCAGATATATTAGAATTTATTAACGCTAAGAAAGATAGAACTAAAGTTACAGGGGCTAACATCTCAGTTATGCTTAGAGATGACTTTATGGAAGCTGTAAAGAAAGATGAAGATTATATTCTTAGATTTCCTTGTGATACAAAATATGAAGATATT